AAAAAGCAGCCTGAACTCGAGCGTTTGCGCGTAATGGAGCCGTTTGTGGATGCTCGACATCACCATCGAGCCCCGTTCCAGGAGCGCGAGCGTCGTTCCGACCTGCGCGTACTGGTTTCCGTCGCCCACTTGCATGTCGGCAGTGCTCGAGAGCCGCTTTCCAGCGTCCACCAAGAAGCCCAACAGCGCAAAAAGCACCTGACTCGGCTCTTTGTACGGCAGAGGCATGAGCGAAGCCGTCAATTCCGCGCCGCCCGCGTCAATATCCCGCCACTCCCCAGGCTGAATCGGGTCAGAATCGTCCGCGATCCGCGCTCCTTTAGCCTTGAACCCTGCCGGGAGGTTCGCTAGCGTGCCCGCATCGATCAATTGGCGCAGGGCGCTCGTCGCCGCCTTCGACAAACCGCCGATCAAGTGCACAAAACCAAGGCCATAGGCCCCCGGACCCTCGACCAAGACGTAGTGAACGAAGTAGTTCCGGCGGTTTTTCTGCTCGTCGTTCTCTTTCCAGTTCCTCCGGATGCCGATAACCTGCAACGAGTCCTCGGCCAAGGTCACCACGTAGGGCAGTTTGATGCCTGTCGGGTTGCCGTCCTCGTCCGTGTCCTCAAATCCAGGGATGTCCAGATCGACCAACTGCTCAAGCAAGAACACTTCGCCCACGTCATCGGTCGGCTGTACGCCCACAACCTTGTCCGTTGCCGCTTGGATGGGGCTTGGATCGGCAGGCGTTGCGGCCGTCTCCACAGGAATGTCCAAGTACTCGCCCGAGAGCACGCGCTTTTTGTACTCATTCGAGTCCATCGCGATGCGGTGCGTGAGCCGTGGGCACTGGGACACGACGCTTGAGCCGTTGTACGGGATGTAGACGTCATCGGCCAAGCAGAGCTTGGACACCATGCGCTTCAACTGATAGTCGTAGTAGACCTTCTTGAACGTCGAGCCGCCGTAGCCGGTGTAGAAGAGGAGCTGGTCGAACTCCGGCGTGTACTCTTCCATCACGGTCGTGATCTGGTAGTTCATGAAGTCCTGCACGCGGCCCGCCTGCTGGTACTTCTCCACCGTTTCTTTGCCCATGATCTGCGTGCGCACAGGGCCCCCCGCCGGCAAGAGCTCCTTCAGCGCCTGTGCCTGGAACTGGATGATGGCTTCCATCAGCATCGGATGGGCGACGCCCGCCGCGCCACGGAAGGGCTTGGTCCGTTCTTCAAGCTTCAAGCCCAAAAGATCAAGGCCCTTGGCAAACATGTTCTCCCAGTCGGACCGCGAACCCTTGTCCGCTTCGAACATCGCCGACACGTCGATCGAGATCTTGGCCAAGACCTCCGGCTCGATCACGCCCGCGAGGTTGGCATAGAAGTCCACCTCTTCGGCGTCGTCACTGCCGATCGCAACCGTCGCCCCGCCGTCCTCGTCGATCTCGATTTCAATGTCAAGCGGCTCGTCTTCGAGCGCGATGATCCCGAGTGACGGGGCAGGATTTACAGACTTGTCGATAGGCATGATGTGTCCTTGGCGTTATCTAAAACGCGCGGTCTTCTTGGCAATGGCCTTGGGCTGTTTGACGAACTGCTTGCCAGCGGCCTTGCCTGTCCGCTTGGCTTTTGTGGTCGCTGCGTATTCTTGTGGAGACAAGGACTTGATGGCGGCCTCTGGCAGATAGCGCTCGCCGGTCTTAGAGGACGGCTTGCCACTCTTGGTCCGCCACTTCTGGGCGGACCAATCTTTTAGGCTTTGCTGCGGCGCTTTCAATCTTTATACCCTCCGCCTTTGGCCTTGTACTGCTTCGCCAAGAGCTGGGCTTTTCTCGCGGACCACTGGCCTGCGGCCGTGCCTTGCGTTGCCGAGGCCTTGATCCTGCTGAACAAAGCTTTCCGCATGCCGGGCTTCGTGTAGTTGCCTGCCTGGTTCACGCGGCTCTTACCTGCTTTGGTGCTCTTGGTTGCCATGGCTGTGCCCTCGCTCACGCGGCCTTCAGTTTAGCAAGCTGGCCCTTGGCAGTCGAGGTGTCTACAAGACCTCCCTGAGCATAGCCTCTTCGCAATTGATCTCCAAGCTTTGACATCCACGTGTCCAAGATCTCTTGTGGCATCTCGTTTTCAACCGCCATCTGTCTCAATTCGTCCAAAGAGTAAAAGCCTGGAGGAATGGTCCTGGAAAACCCAGGCAGGCGCTGGCCTTCGGTCACACTGACCAGTCCCGCGTTTTGAAGATCACCGATTTCTTTCCATGTTCCGCTGCGTATGAAATCCGCCATCATTGCTTGGATTTTTTCTTGATACTGCGGATCCTTTTCTACCTGATCCTTAGCCATCTTGCTGTTCCAAGAATTGGCCCTTGGCTTAACCTCCGTTATGCTTGGTGGAACCGCAGGATCCGCGCCAGTTTTTGAGTGCACTTGCCCATGAACCCTTCCAGTCGGGTCGAGCAACACGAAAAGGCTGTTGCCCTCTCCATAGGCCCCATATCTATAGGCGTTAGCCGCATCCTGCGTGCACCACCCGCCTTGGCAACCTATCTGTCTTACAAGTTTTTCCGCTTCTGGCGAACTTGTTGGATCAGGCAGTTTTACCCACTTAAACCCGCTGTCATACTCTTTAAGCGGGGATTGGCTTAACAAAGCTCCCATGGCCTCTTTTTCTGCTTTTTCTGCGGCTTTGATTATGTCCTGGTCATACTCGTAGGTTCTTCGAACTGCCCTGTCTATGCCTACATTTTTTAATTCGTTAGGTTGAATGCGCCCGCTGGCAAGGTCCTCCCGAAGAACATCGACCACGTGGTCAAACCCAAAGTTCCTCATAAGACCTCTGGCGGTGTAGACCTGGGTCTCGTCTGGCACTTTGTAAATCCAAGGATTCTGTATTGCCAAGATCTCGTCGTCCCCCTCGTTAAAGGACTTGTCGTTTTTGTAAAACGACGCAGGCCTTGGATCAATCATGCGGTCCGTCAAATCTTCCCATGCTTGGCCTTGAGCAGTCTGCGACACAGGTGCTGGAGGCATGCCGGCCGTCGTGCGCTTTTGCGCAAGAGACATTCCTGGGGTCAGTTGTAAATTTTTGGCAACAACCCCTTGTTCCGCGAGCAGTCGAACAGGATCGTCCACCGTGCCCATTTCCTTTTTGACGTAGTTCGTCAGGTTTCGGTCAATCCACTGGTTCAAGGCAACATGCTTCGGCTCGTCCTCAAGCCTTCTGATTGCGTTGTCTACCTGCCATTGCGGGACATTGGGCGAAGCGACAATGTCCTCCAGCAAAAATTTTTCTTCCGCCGTCATTTCCTTCATCTTGAACGCGGCCAATTGCTCTTCGACAGGGCCTTTGAGCCAGTTCCCTCCCTTGGGCTTGATGGCATACGACGCGCCGGCTGGGCCCAAGGCACGGTTGTACTGCTGGAAGTCCTCGGCCAACATCCGCGCTGCCTCGCCCGCTTTCTCTGCGCCACGGGCCGCTGCCCGTACCGGCGCGGCCGGGTTGACAAGGCTGCTTCCGATGTCGGCGGCTGAGTACAGGGCGCGCTGCGTGGGGTCCGTGGGCATCTCAGGCCGCACGCCAAGGTCCGTCATCTTCTGCTTGATCCAGTCACTGCCCATGACCGGGCGTTCTGAGCCCAGCCCTGCCGGCGTCAAGACCATGTTCGCAATATCCACCGGCGCGCCCACGAGGTTGTACGGCATGTTCGCCGCACCCTGCAACACCGCGCGGTTCAGCGCCTCGTTCTCTTCCTGAGTTGCAGCGCGGCGCGTGCGCCGTTGCAAGGGCTTGCCTGACCGGATCGGATCATCAAACTGTTGCCCGGCTTCTTTCTCACTTTCTTGGGAGGACTTTTTTACTTCGCCTCCCTCCTCAAACCGGCGCTTGGTCAGAGAGCCTTTGGTAAGCGTAGGACGCTCCAAGGTCGGCGCGTTGAAGGTGTCACGAGACAGGCCACGGGCCATGCTCTCCGCCTCCTTCGCCTTTAACTTGTACGTTCGTGCGAGCTCCATGAAGTCGTCTTTGGCCGTGCCCTTGAGGGCCTTGGGCGACGCGCCTTTGCTCGTGGTCAACGACTCAACTTCCATCGCCATGCCCTTGCCAAAGCCCTCACTGCTCTTGGGCCGTAGCTCCTGGCCCCGCACGCGCTTGACCTGGATCTTGGACGGCGACTCACTGTACGTCGTCTCATCCACCGGCAACGCGTTCAACATGTTCCGCGACTCGCTGTAGTACGCCGGGTCGTCTCCGTACAAGTTGTACTCGTTCACCCGCTGCAAGAGCTCGTTCGTGTCCACGTCCCCGCCTCGGGCAAACACCGGGATGGCCATTGGCGCACGGATGATGTTCCCCAGGCGGTCCGTCGTGTAGCCCATGTTAGGCAGGCCGCCGGCCGGCTTCGGCGCAAGGGACGGGTCCTGCTGCAAAAGGTCCACGGCCGTCGGGCCCTGGTACGTGAGCACCGGGTTGTACCGAATCGTCCCCGGCAAATACCCCGCGCTCGGCGGCGTCGGTGCCGGACGGGGTGTTGGCACAGGGGTAAAGGGCGACGGAACAGGGCTCACCGGTGAAGGGGTGGGCGCTGGAGGGGGTGCCGGTGTTGGCGCAGGGGCGGGCGCGGGCGCGGGAGCCGGCGGCGTCGGAGCAGGGGGCCCCATGACTGGACCAGGCAACACGCCTCCGGGAGGCGGGGATACAGGCCTCGGGTTGTTGATGTCCCGGAAGGGGTCGTTGGGATTGAACACCGGCATACCCCCAGGAGGGGGGAGGGGTGGGCCTACCCTTGTGTCGATTCCAGGAGGAGGCTGAGTAACCGGGCTACTCTTTGGCGGGATAGTCGTGTAATTGGTTACTCCCGCATCTCGCGCAGCTCTGGGACTGCTGTACATCTTTCCATCCGGTCCATACACCACGACCTGCATTTCTGCTTCCAGATCGTACTTCGGCGTGGGGGGCCGGGCAGCAGCTTGGGCCTCGTCATACCTCTTTCCCCTGGCCACCGTATCCTGGATCATCGTCTCGTACGCACTGCGCTGCTGCGGGAGCGCGGCCAGCCGTCCCTCAACATTGCGAATGTTTTCCGAGACCCACGAGGCATCTTTGTACGCTGGGTCTGCGGCAAGCTTCTTATACTGCTGAAGCTCCCTGTTCAAGTCCGCCTCTGCGGTCGAACTGGGTCCCTGCGGGAGACGCGCGTCAAATGTCTTCATGCTCCTCTGAGAAGGAGCCGGCGTTGAACTCGCCACCCGGCTAAAACGAGACAGCCCGCCCAATGACGAACCCCGCGAACGGGCAGGAGCAGGAGCAGGCTCGGGGGCAGGCTGAGGTGGGGGTGGGGGCGGCTGCGCTGCAATCGCCCTAAAGTCAGAGGCCATGTTCCCCAACGCATACTCCGGCAACCCAGTCCTCGGATTCACCGTCCCCGACCCACCCATGCTCTTCAACATGGCCCGCGCCTCAGGGCCCACGTACGCCAACTTCGTGTCCCCCTTGCGCCCGGCCTTCGCCACACGCTTCAACATGTCCTTGGCCTTCACCTCACCTCCCTCTGCCATAAAGGCATTGGACACGGACAACGCGCCCAAGTTATACCTGCCCGGATCACTGACCACGTCAATTGCCAGCCCGCGCTGCCCCGCCGCTTCCTGCGCGCGCTGCGCCGCCGCCTTCTGGAACGCCACCACCGCCTGCGGGTCAAAACTCACCTCAGGCTTGGCAATCGTGAACGGCGAAAGCGTGGGCGCGGCCGGCCCCGCATAGTCCGTGGTCCGAGGACCTTCGTTCCAGGTGTTGATCGCCTTCTCATACTCCCCGTACGCTTTCTCGTACGGCGCATACACATCCCTGTTGTACGCCTCCACCGCCCGGTCGTACTCCGCCAGCTTGTCAAGATCCACCTGCCGCGCCTGCAAATACTCCCGGTCCGCCTTGGACAAAAAAGCCTGCTGGCTCGGGTTTGCAATCCCCCCAAACGCAAACCGCTGAACAGGCATCTCACCGTTCAGGTCGTCCGGCACCGATACATTCTCAGCGCCTTGGAAGGGCAGATAATTTGACATGGCTCACGGCTCCTGGCTCGCGCCATTGTAGTCGTCAATAGTACTCCGGAACAAGGTCGCGGTGCGCAGGCTCACCCCAGTCGTCCGTCTTCAAACTCACAAAGTTCCCCTGCCGGAACCGCATAAGCGCCATCGTCGTCACGTCCACCATGTCGTCGTTGTCCCCGTTCGGGAACGCCGCACACTCCTCCACCAACTCCTCCGCCCAATCCGTGTCCGGGGCCCACACAATCCCAGACTCCAAAATCGGAGCCACAGAGTTGGCTCGCGCCACCTTGTCCGTTCCCGACCTCCGCCCACCCGGCGAATACATCGTCACCGGAATGTTCATCCGCCGCAGCTCCTGCTGCAACGGCGTCCCCGTCGCTTTTGCCTCAATCAAAAGGTTGTCCGGCTGCCAGTGGTCATACTGCTCTTTTGCGACCCGCTTCAATTCCGGAAAGTCCCACCGACCACGCTTCACGTCCAACAAGACAATATTCGCCCCCGAGTCCTCATCCAAATAAAACACACCCCAAGTCGTGATGACAGAGAAGTCCGCCGTCTCCTTCTTCGAGTACGCCGTGTCCATCGTCTGGATGATGTAGTTCACGATCGGCGGCTCATCGTGCGGCCACACCTTCCACCACTCCCTTTTCAGA